GTGCTGAGCGATTTTTTCTCAGCCGCGTTATTTCGCTTGAATGAATACACTGGTCGACAACTTAGTCATCGAAACTATGTTAAATACTATGGTGAATTTGCAATGGAAGTGCCGTTTGAGATGTCACTTAATGCTTTTTGGACAGTGATCGACAACGAAAACTTCTGGCGTGATATGCATGTAATGCCTTGGGCGCACATGCTTATGGATTGTCTTAAGGACTTAAGAGTTCCGATTTACATTGCAACTTCGCCGTCTGCAAAAGCACATTGTATTGTTGAAAAGAAAGCATGGTTGCAAACACATTTTAAAATTCGCACACCACAATGTATGTTCGGCTCTGCAAAACATCTCATGGCCAAACCCGGCGCATTACTTATCGACGATTATCCGAAAAACGTCGAAGCGTTTCGTACGGCTGGTGGTGATGCAGTCTGCGTACCATCGAATTGGAATACACTGAACCTCGACTTCAAGCAAATCTGGCGTCCGATTCAGACGCATCTTAAAAACTCTCCCTAATGTTAGCGCACTAGGAAACACGACGCTGGCATACCGTCGTTATGAGTATACTATTTAACGAGAAGGCTAGGGATTGTCCTAGAACAGCAATTAACGGACACTATGCTGAACAAGATTTTTCCTTGTTGCCAATTTGAACGTGTTGGCACCTTCTCACCTCTCTCCAAACCAAACCGAAACTATGAAAACACTATTCCATCGAGACTTAACTCCCTCACATTCCTTCGTCAACGTCCGCCTTTCCGGCACGCAAAACTCGTACACCTACATTTTCGACAAGCCCTGCGCAGTCGGAGACGAAGTTGAAGTCGATGCTCGTGGCAAAGTTGTCACAGGTATCATCACAGCCATCGATCAACCTATTCCTACCACTTGTAAATATGCTTTCAAGTGTGTATTGTGCTTCACAGCAGATAGCCCAGCCTGCGCCGCTTATCAATTCTCCGCCGCACAGCCTATTCCTGAAAGCGATAACGAACGCGAACCCGACCCCGACTACGACTACCAACTCTATCGCGACAACCAAGCGATCAAAGATATCGAAGAACGCGATGACACTCTCGAAGCAAAACACGAATCCGAACAGGAGGACAAACACTTAAACTTATGAAACACGGCAATGAACTTCAACCTACCGACCGTGCAATTATCATTGTCGGCGATCCCGGAACACGTAAGACAACCCTTGCGTTGCACTTTCCATCTCCATACTTTCTCGACTGCGACGGAAACATGGCCGCTCCTGTCGAACAAACCAGAATTCGCGACTTCTTCTATGACTCTGCAATCCGTGACGACGATGGGAAACTCATTCATCCTGCTGATCGCTTTCTGTGGTGCGTTAAGTGTCTCAACGTCGCTGTTATCGATCCCCGAATCAAAACGATCGTCATTGACTCCCTCACAACGCTATCAGATATCATACTATCTGAAGTATTACGTCAGGAATTTGGCACTGCTGCTGTCACAGATTCAGCCAAAGACGCAGCTGACTTCAAGACCATGCGCATTCAAGACTGGGGTAAGTTTGCGAAGTTGGTGAAAAACTTCTTCTCGAAACTCCGCACCTGTGGCAAGACTCTCGTCGTAATTGCACACAACGCGATCGACAAAGACGAAACTGATGCGAGATACAAAACATTTCTCAACGTTCCCGGCCAAGCGAAGAACACGCTCTCCAGCCTTTTCACCGACTGCTGGAACACCCGTTGCGTAGTCACTGGCATCGGTGCGGCGCAGAAGCACGAGTTCCCCATCCGTACACTCCCCCTCGGCGACAACGACCACCGCGGAATCAAATCTAGCTTCCCCGCCCTCGGGCGTATGGCAACCTTCGAAGCTGTCGTCGCTGAAATCAGGAAATTCCACTAACCTATGCTACATACATTTCATGGTGGTCCATTCCACAACGCTAGTACAGCCAAACATTCACCAGACACCATTATCCACATCACCACAATCTTCGAATACGATCACTCTCGCCCCAATAAACGCTGCCAAATGGTCCGCGGTTATTACAAATTCGTCACCGATCGCTTTGTCTGGCATGGAAGTGAGCCCACGTCAGCCAAACAACTAGACGCTCACATTACCAAACTCGAATCCCAACACTAAAACTCGAATCCCAACACTAAACCACCACCATGATCCAACGTGCATTCAAAATCACCCTAAACCTCGCCGACGATGAATCATCCAGCGACACCATCCTCGACATCATAGCAGTTCTTCAAACAGAATTCGACGACGACAACATCATCTCCGTCGAACCACTCGAAATTCCCGAACCTAACCTCACCTAACCTCACCTAACCTCCCCTTTCCGATGTTTCGTTAAGCGTATTAACGAGACGTCCTGCAAAAGAAAACGTGATATAACACGACCAAACAACGAACAAACGAAAACAAAACATATATGTCAGAAGATACTGGAATTAACGGCGGTGATCCCCTAGGCCTTGGACTCGACCTTTCACAGGTTGATACCAGTCGCCCGGTGTTGCCGGAAGCGTTGTATGTCCTGAACATCAAGGACGTGAAAGTGCAGCCGAGTAAGAAGGACGCCGACAAGAAAAACCTTGTCGTGACGTTTGAGACTACGGCGGAAGCGATGGATGTGACGGGGACGAAACAAATCAACGCGGGTTATATCGTGACGAAGTACTATCCGTTGCAACAGTCGGACAACGACAAGGCACCGGACTTCAAGCGCGACTTGGCGTTTCTGCAAGATGCAGTCGAAGGGACCAAACAAGGCGAGCGTCCTCCGTTCAATCCGTTCAACTATGTCGGTCAGCGCGTGATGGCGAAACTGAAGGTTCGTGCGGATGATGGCGAGTTCGGCGCGCAGAATGATATTGCGAAGCTGGAAACATTGACAGCGTAACGCTGCCGTTAGTTAGAGGCGGGGTCGGAAACGGCCTCGCCATTTTTCGGTGAAAAATTTAAGCTATTATGAATAACCAAGATATTGAAACAGCGGCAGTCGAAACGTGGGCACAAGTCGGAGCGATCCGGTATCCGGAGAATGCGATACTTGTCGCGTGGGATGATATTGAAATGAGCGGACGCGCAAGAGCGGATTTTGGAAACTTGGAGGAGCTGGCGAATGGGATATTGAAAAATGGTCTGATTCATCCGCCGCTGGTTAGTAAATTGTCCGGAGGCACCAAGCCGTATCGGTTGGTGGGTGGAGAGCGGAGAATGCAGGCGATGAAGTTGATTGGACTTGAGGAGTTTCCGGTGAACATTCGCGAGGAAATGCCCGAGCATGAGGTGAGAGAGTTAGAACTCATGGAAAATTTACATCGCAAGGAAATGCGGTGGCAAGAGAAGTGTGTATTAATTGCACGGACGCATAGATTGAAAGTTGCTGCTGCGTCGAAAGATATGATCTCGTGGGGAACGAGTGAGACGGGATCGTTACTTGGTGTGAGTAATGCGCATGTCTCTCACGCCACGCAGGTTGCGGAATATATCCTCAAAGGCGATGATGATGTTCTCGCAGCAAGTAGTCTTTTTGCAGCATATGAAGTGCTTCTAAAAAAGAAGGACGATCTCGTCACTGCGATGCTTTCGAAAGATCTTAACGAAACTGCTGCGAGGTCTGTCACGCGTATGGGGTTTATCACACAGGCAGATGACGTGGATTCGATCTTTGATCTGAATGATGTTGACGTGAAAGCTAAGGCTGGGATCATTGAGCAGCCTGAGTTGTCAGGCAAACTAGATTTTAATCTCTCCGCGCTCTTCCGTCTCGGCGATTGCTTAGACGTCATGCGCTCGATGCCTGATGAATGTATTGATCACGTTGTAACCGATCCGCCGTATGGAATTGACCTTGAACAGATGACAGGATTGAAAAACATCGACACCGTGATCGACACACATCAGGTCGATCAGAACATCTCTATGTTTGAACCGTTTTTGACCGAAGTTTTTCGTTTGCTCAAGCCCTCAGGCTATTGCGCATTCTGGTATGATATCTCGCACCACGAAAAACTGCAAGCCCTCGCACTTAAGATTGGCTATAAAGCTCAGCGGTGGCCAGTGATCTGGAGGAAACTTCATCCGTGCTTGAATAACGCTCCGAGATATAACACCACAAAAAACATGGAATTTGCGATGCTGTTGCGCAAGTCATCGTCGTCTTTCCTATGCTGCCCACAGAACTCCTCATTCATCGACGCCGACGGAAGTGCCGAGCGCAAGCTCTATGACAACCCCTTCGCAAAACCAATGGCTGTGTGGAGATATCTGCTTGAAGCGATTGCGCGTGAAGGACAAACGATCCTCGACCCGTACGCAGGTCAGGCGTCTTGTCTTCGCACTGTCATCAACATGCGCATGATTCCGATGGGTATCGAGATAGACGTCGATCACTTCAATAAAGGAATGCTAAACCTTTCCAAACTCATCAACGAAATCAATGGAAAAACGCGTTAAAACTTTCACTCTCCCGTTCGATGGAGATCTATATCGCTTCTTTTACACCGAAGCGGTAGAGGTGATTAGTATTCGCATTTATCCAATGATGGAAACACAGTGTATCGAACTCACTTGGAACGAACTTCCGAATGAGGTTAAACATGCTTTTGAAACACACTTCTGTAAGTAACTTTATGCAAAACGAAACCACACCAACAGGATTATCCCAACGTCGCCTGCGTAAATGCAAGCGGATATACAGACGTCTCGATGAATATTATAAGGCGCGAGACGCTGGTGACTATCGTCGCACGTGGAGTAATCCTACGTCGAAGTACAAGTCACATGCTGGTGTTAAACAACTCCTCAAAAAACACTTTAACTTCTCTCTCAACGATGTCCCAACTGACTCCAGCACTCTTTGATCTCAACGCAATCTCCACCGTCCCAAAGGATCGGCGTAGAGTTCAAACCGAGTTTCCCGGCATCGACTCGCCTATGCGCGTGGCAGTGATTGGAGACTGTCCAAACGAACAAGAACTCGCTGAATCTCGTCCGTTCGTCGGAACGTCTGGACAGATCATGCGGAACGTTCTTTCTTCCGCTGGCATCTCACCAATGTCCGTGATGTATGCGAACGTCTCTTGCGTACAACGCAAGTACAACGGCAAGGTGAAGATGAAAGACGCCACTCTCTTTCCATGGAGTGATCCGGAAGTCGTCGATTCGTGCGATCAGCTCAAGCAAGATTTGCAGCTTTTCAAACCGAACATCATCGTCCTCGCAGGCGACGTTCCGCTTTGGATGTCTGGCAAACGCGGTGAGTCTGTCTCTAACTGGCACGGATCACTCTTCCGTTCAAACACCATCGGATCGCCTTGCGTGGGTTTCAAGTGCATTCCAACATACGACATGGAGAATGTACTCCGCATGTATGAATGGATGCCTTTGCTCCGTTTCGATTTATCTCGCGCTGCCGAAGAGTCAACCTTTCCTGAACTTAACCTCCCCGAGCGTCACTATGAACTCCATCTTTCCGCTTATCAGATTATTGATCGTCTGCGTAATCTGCCTGCTGGGATTCCTATTGCCTTGGACATTGAAGGATATGTCTCATGGATCTCATGTCTTTCCATTGCAACTGATCCTCATCACGCTTTTATTATTCCTTTTGGAGTGTTCACACCCGCCGAGGACGCACTAGTAATCGAACAACTTCGTATCACGATGGCTCGTGATGATCTGCCTAAAATCTTACAAAACTGTATTTATGACTACTTTGTTCTCGCGTACCGATATCACATCCACCTTGCCAACATTATTATGGATACGATGGTTTCAGGATGGGAAATATACTCAGAGTTACCCAAGGGACTAGGTACTCAAACTACCATCTGGACTCGTGAACCTTACTACAAGTTCCAACGAAAAGTCGACGACACTGTCACCCACTGGACCTACTGTTGCACCGACTCCTGCGTTACCTACGAAATCGCAGAACGGCATCTTACGGCAATGTCCGGAAACGCTCTTGAACATTTTAAGTTCAACATGTCACTCCTCCCCGCGATCAACTACATGCAACTGCGCGGAATGGTCTTTGATAAAGCGCGAGCTGACGAACTTTATAACTTCACTAAAATCAAGCAAGATGAAATCCAACTTCGTATCAACTTGGAATGCGGCAAAAAAGTTAATGTAAACTCTCCAACCCAACTATGCAATGTCCTCTATAAAGAAAAGCACTTCCCGAAACAACATCCCAAAAAAGGTGGCCGTATCGACAAAACAAAACTCACCACGAACATCGACGCCTTGCTTGAAATTAATCGGATTCACGATGCAGCCCTTATTCGCGACCTCATCTCGTGGCGCAAATGCGAAAAACTCATGCAGACCCTCGCTATGCCAACTTCAAGTCGAGATCGACGGGTCCGTTGCTCTTACAATATTGTCGGGACCGACACCGGGCGGCTTAACTGTCAGCACTCCGCTGAAAACTCTGACGTCCTCGATAAGAAAGGTGAAGAAAAAGACGTTGGATCGAATCTTACAACTGTCACCAAAAAGTTACGCCATCTATTCCGAGCTGATCCGGGATGCGAATTCTTTCAGCTTGACCTTGCTGGCGCGGATGGTTGGACAGTTGCTGCACACTGTGCCAAGTTTGGCGACCGAACCATGTTGGACGATTACCTATACGGCATCAAACCCGCTCGAGTCATCGCCTACCTCTATCTTCACGGAGTGGAGGCCCTCCGTCTCTCGCGCGAAGAACTCTACAAAGTCTCAAAATACATAGGCAATGACCAGTCCCCACTTAACACGAATGAAGTTGCTGCGTTGTATTTCATCTGCAAACGAGTACAACATGGGACAAATTATCTGCTGGGACCATCTACCATGGCAGATCAAATCCTCAAAGATTCATTCAAACTTACCGGCAATCCAATTTATGCCGACAACAAGACATGCATGGCTTTACAAAAACTTTACCGACTTCGCTATAAGGGAGTCGCTGCTTGGCAGACTTGGGTCGAGCAAGAGTTACGAACGAAAGGAAAACTTCAATGCGCTTCTGGTCACACTCGAACATTCTTCGGGCGTCGTGCGTCACACGAAACTCTCCGATCCGCCGTCGCCCATGAACCTCAGGCAAACACCACCTATGCAACGAACCGTGCCCTTCGCAACCTCTGGTACGATCCTGAGAATCGTCGGCCAAACAATTCCCTCATCATCGAACCACTTCACCATGTACATGACGCGATGTGCGGACAATGGCCATTGGAGACTCGTGATTGGGCGATTCAAAAACTACGTACTTACTTCTCTGACAAAATCCTCATCTCCGGTCAACTCATAAACATTCCATTCGAAGGCGCTTACGGCGATTCATGGGGCAACACTTCTAATCCAATATGAAACACGACTTCCCATCCCTCAATCACATCGTCACTCCACCACCCATCAATCTTACAGATTGCTGGCTTCCCAATGGCTTCTACGACTCCACCAACTTCATCCACGCAATCTGTCGCTACGATCACCTCGACGTTGTCACCTACTCCGTCTCTCCTCACGTCACAAACCTCCGCCGCGTAATCTACGTCGAAGGCATTCCACCACGCGCAGCACTCTCCTGCCGTGTCACCGCCACCCACATGAAACTCTGGCTGGCCTATCCCAAACACTCTGCCATCCCCGACGTCTTCATCGGCTCTGCTAACGCCACCGCAATGACTCTTCACGAACTCATGTACAAAGTGTCACCCTCTCAAGCAAAAGCACTTCAAGAATATTTCACAGAACTCTGGGCCAATAACTACAAAGCACCATGATCAAACCAATGCTCGCCTTCCACTACAATCCCTCTCGCATCACCTTCCCATGCTTCGTCCAACCCAAACTCAACGGCGTTCGCGGAATCTACGACCCACGCTCCCCTCACTTCCAGTCTCGCCAAGGCGAACGCTGGACGAACGCAGTAGTCAACCACGCGTTAAGCGCCTTAACGAAACTAGGTAATGTATTTCTTGACGGTGAGTTTTATAGGCATGGATTTTCTTTGCAGGAGATCAACTCGCGGATTAGTGTGGTTCGTTCGGGAGTGCATGCGGAGAGTACGTTGATACAGTTTCATGTGTTTGATGTTATTGTGAGAGTCCCGTTTCGGAAGCGTGCGGAGATTATGCGGTGGCTGGGGCAGAGTTTAGAAGGGAATGAGTATGTGCAGTTCGTTGAAACGCACGAAATTTTTACTCCGATCGAAGCTGAACATTGGTATAACCAGTGGAAAAATATCCATGGCTTTGAGGGAATGATGTATCGGGATGCGGAGGCACACTATGGCCTCGAGTCGCAGTGCGGTAACAAGGAAAACCGTTGGTGGTGCTTGCAGAAACGCAAGGAGTGCTTAGATATGGATGCTACGATTACTGATCTTATCGCGATGGTGGATAGTAAGACGAAAGGTGATAAGGACACTCTCGGCGCGTTTGAACTTCGCGCAGACAATGGCGCACTGTTCACTGCTGGCAGTGGTTTAACTATGCAACAACGCTACGACTACTGGCATAACCCTGAGCGTGTTATGGGTAAACGCGTACATATAGAGTATGAAATGCTTTCAGACACAGGAATTCCACTAAAACCCATCATCGCCTGCGTACATGAATAACTTCATCGACGATTACATGCTGTACACTTCCGGTGGAGAAGCCTCGCCACTCTTTCATACGTGGAGTGCGTTGAGTGTACTCTCCGCGGTCGTGTCGCGTAAAGTCTTTTTCGATCAACACGTTTGTAAAATCTATCCAAATCTTTATGTTGTGCTTGTCGGTGAACCCGGCGACGGAAAGTCGACTGCGATGAACAAAGCGCGGCGGATGTGTCAGAAACTTGAGACTCCAATCGCGCCACCATCCATCACGTTACAGCAAATCTCTGTCTTAATGTCAAAAACCAATGAAGCATCAAAGTGTCACCTCAAGTTCATTCACGGCATCATGCCAGTCGAAGTCTCGCAGTTTTCATTTTTCGCAAATGAAATTGTTACTATGCTCTCGGCGGGTGGTAATCCCTCTGGCCTCATTACGTTCTTTACGGACATTTATGACCAAGAGGCTTATGAAGTCGCCACGAAAAACAAAGGCACCGACATCATCTTCTCCCCTTACGTGACAATGCTCGCTTGTATGACTCCCGAGCAAACCGGTCAGCTACTCAAAGAAAAACTCATCACAGGTGGTTTCTCACGCCGTGGTATCTTTGTCTGGGGAAAGCGACACGGCAACCCGGTCGCACTTCCACAGGAAACGCAAGAGCAAGTCGACGCTCACGTTCGATGTCTTGCGCACTTGCGTAAAGTCAAATCCTTCGCTTGCGAGTACAAACTCTCACGCGACGGTGAAAACTTCTTCGTCCCTTGGTATAACGAGAAGTATAAACAGATGGCGATGCCGCATACGAATGTGTTCAAGAACTGGTTGCGCACAAAAGACACACAACTCATCAAATGCGCAATGCTTCTTGACCTCGCGAGCGATATGACTGGCCTTCTCACCGAAGCACTTTTCCGAGATGCGCTTGTCATGCTCGATGCGGTCGAACTTCATCTCAACAAAGTCCTAGCTGGTGCAGGTAAAAACCCACTCGCCGAACTTGCATATCTCATTTACTCTAGACTCGAAGAAGCGCCGAACAAAATGCTTTCGAAAAAGCAAATCATTTCGGCGCTCTGGGAGTCCGGAGATATTGAGCAGACTGAAAAAGCTCTTGATTATCTAGTTCGTACAGATGTCGTCACCAAGCTACTGATGGGAAATTCGACTGAAATGCTTCAGTTGCAGAGTTAGGATCAAGTGCTCCATATATCGTTCCGCGCCGCATTGGATCGGACAACATCTTAGACGCAGCTCCGGAAGTAATTCCGGGGTTGTTTTGCATTATCGAGTCAAACGCTGCCGCATGTCGGTAGGCTTGGAAGTTTGGAACCACTGGTACACCAAGTTGTTGCATGTAGTTATCAGTTTTTGCTTTCCGTAACATCTCCTGCGGTGGATTCAAAGTCTGATACAAACGTGCGACTCGATCAGCTTCTGGACCACTTCCCTCGCGTACGAGTTGTCCCATATCTTTCGACACCTTCAACTCTGCGACATACTTTGCAAAGGCTGGAACCTTCTCTTGAAAGTCAGTCGCCGTCTGCCGCATGATCCGCATGGCCTCGGGCAAATTCCCACTCGCTTGCGCATCAATCACCGCATTTGCACGTGTCATCTTCAACCTCGCACCAGCGTCAATCGCCTCCGTACTCTTCATCCGCGCTTCCATTTCCTCACGCGCACGGACAGTGTTAAATCCAGTCCACATACCAACACGTTCAACTGCGGTTGGTGTGAACATGAACTTCTTATTTCCATCATAGATATCACCATGATCGAACATCTCCATGCGCAAACCACGACGAAGTCCAACAGGCAGCATATTGAGTGTAACAGCTTCGCCAATACCCAACGTTCCTTCCTGCACCTTCTTCAAATCACTCATCGCCTGCGTGACCAAACCGATGACCGGCCCACCAAGTTGTTTCGCATCAAACCCAGCATACGGACTCATTGGACCTAAACCCTGTACGCTCAAACGAGTTCCATAATCAATCGGAACACCTGCCGCAGTCGCTAATCCATTCGCAGCAAAATCTGCCATGAATTGACGGTCACTGTCACTCCAATTCTTATTCGACAAAAACGCATCACGCATTTCTTCCTCCGGATCAAACCCAGTCGCGAGTTTAATTGCCTTGTTCGCACTAGGCCACAAAGTAAATCCTGCCGTTCCCATCGCGAGAAATTGCATTCCAAGCAACGTCGCCATCGCTTTTCTCGCTGCGATACTCTCCGACCTCGAGTAAATCCCCTTCGCGTTCAACGCCTTACTCATATAGAGTAACTGATTCGCGACCTGCGCATTCACAAAACTCTGCAAACTCCAATACGTACTCGCTGCATTCCGCAGCATCTCTGATTTCGTATTGAAAAACTCAGGTCTTCCCAACCTCTGCAACGTACCATTCGCCATGTCACTGGCCATCATTACCTTGTTGGAAAGTTCGGCAAACTGGCGTTTAGTAAACTGCGGATGCCCGTTCGTCTGCATCTGCTCCGCAGTCATCGTCGGCACGTTCCCATACTGCAATTTCCTCAACAGTCTATAATGCGAGATCAACGACACCTCCATGTTGAAACGATTCATCGCTCCATACATATTATTCAACCCATTGAACACATGCTGTCCAACAGATTTAATCTTATCCTTCGTCGTCTGATCCTCAAACCCATCAAGATTTCGATACTGCTCCATCACACGATCCGTGCTCGTTTGATCAATATCATGATGCAATCTCTGTGCCAGCCTATTCTTATTCACCGCATCACGAATGAATGCACGCTCTTCAGGATTATCCCAAACGCTAGTCTGATCCCCTCTCACTAACCGCTTCATCGCAGACTGATACGCATACTTCACCACTTGCGTCGGAACCAAAAACGCATCCTTCAAACTCCCACCATGAGCCATCAAACTCGCCGCAGTAATAATCGGACCCTGCTGCATTTCCATAATCCCCGAAGACAAGTTCCCCAACATACACGCATTATACCCAAGCATCCCAATCTGCTTCTGATACTCACTATCCTTCAAACGCATGCCAGATTTGAACTCATCCAACTTTTCATACAAATCATTATTCGCAAGCGTCCCTTTATCCCGCGAGTAAAGTTTGAACTTAATATCAGTCTCCTTACGTCCACTCGCCGCAAGACGACGCCGAACGCTTTCCAAATGCTGTTCAAACCGATCCAATTCTTCCCGCCCTTTCGTAAACGAACGCTTTCTAGCAGTCAACGAATTAATCTTCACTGCCTCATTCTGCATTGTCACCTTATCAGGCAAGTCACCAATAGCATTCGATACAGTATTCAACGTCTCTTCATCCAACCCTTTCCCTTCTAAAAACAACTCCAACATCACTCGCGTCGTCTTCGTAACATCATTCAACGCATCTTCATACGTCCCATTAATCTCACGATAATTACGCTTCGCCCGTCCAAAGTCCCACGGCGTGCCTGAAGTATTTCCAAGTACCCGCTGTTCCGCAGCAAACTTCTGTGCCTCCTCCAACGAATTAAACCCATAATACCCCATCCGTTCCGTCTTACTCGCTGGCATTCTCCCATCCTCCTTAAACACCACCCTCACATGCCACGCACCATACCGCACCTCACTCGTATAAAACGAATTGTGTAACAGCATCTGATTCTGCTTCAACACCCCTTGCTCCGCTTCCATATACGGCTTAAGCAATCTCTCCGCATCATCCAACGTCATCGTCGTACTCTGCGACTGGTGAAACTCCTCCTCAGTCATCTTTGCCTGTTGCGCATTCGTCATCTCTCTCGGAGTCTTGTTAAGCTCCTTAACGAGTAATTGTAGACGATCTGGAGTGCTGGCAGCGTTGAAGCGTGTAGCAAAATCCATCGCTTTTTCGGCGGAGTTGCCGAACTCGGGACGAGAGATTAGTGAGGTGGCATGCGAAGCAATGAAGTTTCGCATGCTTTGAACAGTTTGGACTTGGACCGAGTACTTGTGAGAGGCGTAAAAACGCTTAAGGCATTCTTCCATGAGTGCTGCCTCTTTTGGGTTTGAGAGTTCTTTCTTGTACGCATAAGCACTAACCGAAATTTCGTCGTTCGGATCAAGAGGTTTGTTGATTATGTTTTCATAGAAGTCTGAACCTTGGTTCTCCAGAAGTCCAATGCGATTGAAGATGTCACGCAGACGAGGGTTCGCTAACATTGTACGGACAGTACGGTTTGGATCCATGCTGTCACCTTCGTCGAGTTTGAAAATCTTTGGAAGCGCTTCAAGGTGTGCAATTTCCTCGGGTTTTAGATTTGCACGTTCATCGGGCGGTATGAGTTCGAGTTGCGAGACTAGTTTGCCTGCGCAGTGCAAATGCTTGAGTGCACCTGTTGTGTTACCGGAGACATTAACAGTTTCGTCGTAGAATGCTTTAGAAGCCCAATAAAAGTTTGGATCTTGCACGGCTCGTTGTAGCGGGCCTTGGCCGATTGCGGAGTGGATTTTTTGTGCGACACTGAGTGGTTTACCTAGGACGGCTCCGAAGATCTTTCCGATCGCACTACGTTCATGTGCGACGTCATGTGGACGTCCGAGGTTGCCTTCTTGTGTGTTGAGAACAGCTGCGACGTTTGCTTGGACTGTTGGATTAGAAAGTGGTGTTGCGAATGCTGTCGTGCCAGCTTGACGACCTTGCTCGGAAGGTGTGACTTGCGGAATCATACCGCGACCAGTGTCAGCAGCACTTTCGTTGAGATATTGAGACTGCAAATCTTTCACATAGTTTGTGAGAGACTTGTAGAAGTTTGTTACAGTGTCAGGATCGTATGCTGCGCTTGGTTTGTTACTTGCGTTGGCGACGTCTTCACCAAACGCGATCATCTTACTGAGATTGCGAAGGTGTTCAGATTGGATTTGTTTTGCGTTAAGATCAGGCGTGAAGGTGTGCAACGAATTAACATATGCCTTGACCATCGTGATTAGACCATTTTGCGTAGGCAATAGATCAACACCGTGTTCATGTAAGAGATCGTTGAAGATGCCCGGATTCGCCTTACGCCACTCGAGCATTCCAAGAAAATGCTTTTTCAACGTCGCAAATTCATTGACGTTCGTATGTGGTTGATCTGTGCCTGCGAGGATGTCTTGCAGAGCTTTCTCCACGTGATTCGGAACTATGTCACGAAGTTTGTGAAGTGCAGGAGCACCAGTTTTTTCAAGTTCGGCCCAAAATTGTTTTGCACTTTCAGGTGACAACTGAGCGACGACCCGCTTTTCTTTCGTAGGCTGTGGACGTGGAGCGGCGATGGACTCGAGTTCGGACTGCGATTCTTGCACATGCTCGGGCGCTTGTTCAAACGCAGCAGCCTCGAACGCTTGTTTTGAAGCGCGCCAAGTGGAATCTTCGGAGGCGAGACGAAGGCGATTCGTTGTGTCTTTTGCAACGATACGCCACGCATCGGTGAGTTTGTATTTACCTTGTGCAACAAGTTTTTCTTCGCGAGTTTTTGCAACTGTACGCTTGGTATAATGCTCAGTCGAAAGTTCGACCATCGCGTACTTACTCGAGTTTTGAATCGAGTCAACATAATCTCGAGCTTCTTGCTCAGATGAGAAAGACTTCAACTCAGGACGTTTCGTACCTGACTCGCGTTGCTTTGTCTCGAAGTCAAAATTACCATCAATGTCAAGGTGAGATTTTGGTGGTTTCGCAGTGTTCTTCACGCGTTTCATCAACGCATCGGTGAGGTCTGGGAACCAAGACTTATGTGATTTTTCAACAAACGCAGCCTCGCGTTCTGGAAGTTCGATTGTATGTTGACGACCAGCTTCGACAGACGAACTAAGTTTGTCCCAAGTCGGCTCGTACATTGGCTTACCTTTCTGGTAATCCAAGCGACCCAGATACCAGTCACGTAAAACTCCATCGAGTTTATAAATCTGCTTTAACACGTCGGCCTGCGTATATCGCTCAGTTTCCGCAGGATTCAAAATTACATCAACCACGCGTTGAAGACGTTCAATGTTCTTCATAATGAAGCACCGTCCATTGAGATAGGATTGCGCTTCTGCGTGACGTGGTGTGCCGGGTTTGAATCCAAGTTCTGTTGCAAGTGTGTGCGAGTTAAACCACTTTTCACTCTTGAAAGGTTTACCTGTTTTTGCCGCAAGTTCCTTCGCAGCACTCAGCATCTTATCCCAACCGAGATGTGTTTCACCGACAAGATGGCTAATCCAAGGTGCAAGAATAAACGCCTTGGAATTTAACTGTCCATCGTAACCTTCCATTGGAGAGAACATATTCGTTTCTCCGTTCACGCGTCCGATGCTCGAAAGCAAATCGATCACAGAAGAATCACTCACACCTTCGCCAGTCTCTTTCAACTGCTTGACCGTCGTCTCGAGTGCATCACGAATACCAACACCTTTCGCTTGAAACCACTCGTGAACTAACGCTTCTGCAACTCGAGAAGACATTCCCGGTGTCGCATCCATGAGTGCATGCAGACGTTTCGCAGGTGCTTCAGTTGCATCATAATGTGCATCGAGGTAGGTTTTCAAAATCGACTTGCCAACACTATAACCCGGCGAGTAACGATTAAGCGGTCCACCAGTCTTAAAAGCTTTTGCATACTCCGAAAAGAATCCATGCAAAGTCGGAAAGTGTTTTGCCATAAAGTCTGAGAACTTATTCCCAGCAGACATCATATAGCCATGAAAGGTTTGCGCGAATGTTTCATAGTATGACAAGTAATGCTGACGAATCTCTTCTGTATCTGGCAAACCTTGTGCGCGTTTAGTTCCTGCCTGAACCTTTGACGCAATCGTCGCGCCGGTTTCTGCAGCGTGCTTAACATCTTCCGCTCGTTGCTTACCACGTTCCTTCCCCTTATTCCACTCGCTATCTGGGTTAATAATGTCACCAAGCCACTTATCGACCTCAGCCTTCATCTCTTTCCCATAACCACCTGAGTCGATAAGCACATGCAACACGTGTCCTAATTCATGAATATCCACATCAGGACCATACGTATTGTTACGTGAAATCACGTGCACGAGTTCACCATTCGTATTCTCAACCAACGAATGCGCCGCAATATTCTTCGCGCCAAAATAATCAAACGTCGCGTTATCTAACGCCTTTGGATCAAGGCATGCAGAACTCGCAGTAAAACGTAACTTCTGCTTAAGCGCAACTAGCGCCTTCTGCATCCCCGTCCGATGCAACATCTCAGCAATCCCAGCAGCTCGCCTCGGATCTTGAGCATGATAATCTTCATGAAAACTCACGCCATACGGCATCTCGGCTTCCGCTTGTGCAGTCCGCTGAAAGACACGATGAAAAACTTCAAGTTCCTTCGGCGTCACATCAACTCCAAAGTGTTTGTCTAGTGCAGGTTTCAACGCTGGCGCGTCAAGTTTCGCAAGCTGTAACACGTCATGCAGGCGCAAAATCGTCGCCGTGCCGGGAACGTTTTCAATGAATTGCTTACCCACAGGATGAACTTTGCCATCCTCTCCTGTCCGCATCACTTGAACAAACGTCCCAACTTCCTTCGTCCCGGGATTATGAAACGCAATATGATTTCCATCATCCGTCGTGACAATATGCTCATAATTCTGCACGTTAGGATCATAAGCACGCGCGTGAATCTCCTCTACTGCATGCATGAATGCTTCATCTGTCGACACTTCTGGATGCGTACTTTCCATCGCTTCTTGCAGATGTTGCACTGCCATTCCAAGCATGTTCAACTGATCACTCGACGGATCATGCGCTGCCATTACATCAGCAATCGCAGCGTACGCTTCGTCTGGAGTGTTAATCACACGATCTTTAACCGCAGGACTTTCAGGTGTATCAGTAGACGCCTTATTTGTCTCCGCAACAATCGCTTCCGCATTTGCTTGACGAATCGCACTATAATGCGAAAGTAATGCCTGATCGCTTTCAGGACCTGCAGGAATTCCAAGTTGCTTCTTAATCTTCGAACTGTAAATACTTTCCGGATACATCGTCTCATCTAACGGAACAGTCAATGAAGGTTCCGTCCCCGCAGTCTTATCCGGCAAAATCCCCACAAGTGACTTTGCACCTTCCTCGGCACTCGCTTGCTCACTACCATGCAACTTTGCTTTCAGTGCTGCCTGTTCTTCAGTCAGTGTCTTATAACTCTTAACTGGTTCCCGCATCCTCCCCATCATCACACCACCCACACCGTTGAAAGTTTCACCAATCAACGTCGGAATCCAGAACTGCTTACTCGTCAACTGATCTTCAACAAACTTCTTCGGATTAATGATCAACTGCCCAGCAACCGCACTAGAAATACTCAATGCACTCGCCGTGCTCATTGCAATGCTTTCCTGCACCGTCTTCAACGCACTTCGGCGCAAAGTCGACACTGCAGGATTCCCAGTGATCAAATTCACCGCCTCTGATCCACTGAACTTCACTCCATCCTTAACCGCTTCTGCAGTCAAATCCTTCAACGCACCACTCGCAGTAAGTTTCAACGCTGCAGTCCCCGCAACATCAGCAATCGCACGACTGAACACCATCGGAATCGCAAGTGTCGCCAAACTCGTTGCACCAACTGCAGTCGGCGCAAGTCCAGTAGCGCCTTGTTCATATGCGCTACCTACGCCTTGTCCGTACATAGTCGCACCCATCAAACCAGTCATACCTGCACTAGCAATACCACCAATCACACTTCCAATACCACCAATCGCACCAGCAATACCACCAATCACACTTCCAACACCGCCCAACCCAAGCATCCCGATAATCGTTGGCAATTGCTCACCACCACTCTTAAACGCTTGTTGTGTATCCTCTCCAGCACCAAAAATTTGCGCAAATCCTTGTGCTCCTTCACCAGCATATTGACTCGCAGTCAGACCACCACCGACAGGCAATTCGTTAAGCGTATTCGTAAACTTATCACCTAACCAATCAAACCCACGATTCAACGCACCAGCCGAAAATCTATTAAACCCCTGCTCTCCGGTCAACTGCGCCAACACCTGACCAGTCTGCCCTTCTGTCAAGTCACTAAAACGTGGATCAGCCTTGCGGATATTGTCCACAAAGTCTTGTTGAATCTGCCGCGGCGAGTTAAACTCATCCACAGGATTCTGTTTTAGAAAATCTTGATAGGTGTCCATAGAGTTACTTACTGGTTTGCAGTATCTTAATCATCCTGCCAATTGCAGCATCGTCCGCAGCGCTATTTGCACGTTCGCGATTCCTTGCGTTAAACTTCGACATGATTTGATCCATAAAGTTGCCCAGTGGCATCTCAGGCGGTAACGCACCATAAAATTGTGCAGCTAATGGATTCATCCCAGCCGCCATTAACAATGCAGGAGAAACTGTCGGTTCTCGTGTCATCCCAGCCGCAATCCCTTGTTGTGTAACTTGTGGCATTGCAGCCGCAATCCCTTGTTGTGTAACTTGTGGCATTGCAGCACGCCCAAACAACAAACTTTCCATGCCTTGCGCCATATTTGTTTTATCTGGCGCATTAAATGCATTGGTTAAAGCATTTGGTTGCCGTGGAATACCTCCAATCTTAATATCCGCAAAAGGATCTTGTCCAACACTTGCCAAACTTCCCGGCAACGCACTCGGTGTAGTCGGAGTCCTACTCGGACTCGTCACAGACGCAATCGGCGCATAATTCCCAAAACCGCTCGTATCAGCCTTCAAACCTCTTCCCACCATCTCTTGTCCTTGGATCTTCGCCCAATTCAATGCATTCTCACTATTCTGTGCAAACACATCCATAGGGCCATTAACAAGATTAAAATTCAACCCTCCAGCACCACCCGGATTTTGTGCACCCTGCCACTGACTCTGTGTCTGATTCCACTCATCCGCAATAGACTTAACATTTGACTGTTGATCTTGTGCCATCTTCTCCTTATACGTCGGCAACCCTGCCAACTTCGCATGTTCATCATACGCATTGATCTCCTCTGTACTCCGTGCGATCTGATCCAAAAACAGCTGATGATCCCTCTGTGCCTGCCCAGTATCCGCAACCACCGGAGTGTTCTGATACCCCGGATTGTTCCGATACCACTGATCCAATCCCGGAGTCCCACTCATCCCCGGCGTCCCCATATTGGTCATATCATCATTATGCCGCATAATCCCACGCGGTTTCTGCACAGAATTGACCAAAGCCTGCTGTCCCTGTTGGATTCCAGCAAACAACTTCATAATTGCATTGATATCAGCCATTTTTGTATTTAGTTAAAACTCACTTCAATCCCAACTTCTGCCGCGCTGCAGCAACCTCAGCATCACTCCAACTTGCTTTAGGCCCAAGCGTACTCACGTTTGAAACACTGTTAAGCAAATTAGAAAACCCATGCTGTGACGCAAGCGACCCAAGCACATCCTGATTAAACAACGCCGGCATCCCACGCGACGTCGACTCTTGATTCAATCCAAACATATGTAACAAAGCCTGCAAACCACCTTGCTCTCCCTGTTGTGCTAATGCTGCTCCATAATGTTGCATCATATCATTATGATTCCCTTGCTCTTGTTCAAACTTCTTGCTTTGTAAATACTGCTCCCACGCCTTCTGATTCATGTCATTTTCCATCCCCCAATGCTGCCAGTCCTGCCCCTGTTGCGCTAACGCATAATTCTGTTGCGCTAACGCATGACTCTGCGCAAACTCGCTCGCCTGCTGCTGTTGACCAGACTGTTGCAACCCAAACGTCTTTTCAAACTGTCCCTGTTGAATCGCTGGCGCATCGGTGCTGTTAAGCGCATTAATGAGACTACCGAACTGCGAGATTGGTGACTCGGTGAGGCCTAGACCGCGGAGGATCTCGACGTTACGAAGAGTTTCTTCTTGTTGTTGTTGTATACGACGACTTTGCATGAGAATATTAGTTAAGGAAATCCGTGAGAATCGATGGAGATGAGTTTGCCTCCACCAGCGAGTGTGTTAAAGGTGAGATTTGTCCAGTTGTTTATGGTTTCGATACCGTTATGCCATTCGGAGAGAATGTAGATAGTGTCAGTATCGTAAATTGTGACTGTAATTTTACCAGTGCCACCGACGATTGCGACACCACCATAACCACCGTCTGTGGTGATCGTTGTACCATCAGAACCTTCGGGGATGACACAAGGCGACCAGAAGTAGTCGGAGGAAATCTTTTGTGTAATCTCGCCTGAGTCTGAAACTGAACCAATAAATGCACAGTATTTTCCGACTGGTTCATCTTCGCCCCAATCGCGAATGAGGTCTGAATTGAGTTCAGGAATATTTTTAAGTGTCGGAACGTCAGGACCAACAATACGGCAAAGTGTGATTACTCCATTTGCGTTGGTTTCCCAGTAGAGATAAGCGTTACCACGCCAGTTAAGAAGTGTTGCGCGTAAGAATCCATGATCTGTGCGAAGATTGTCAGGCACCCAAATCACAGGTTGTTGAATTTCGTCTTGCGATGCAAGGACGTTGAAATGAACTGCGTTGACAATGTTACGTTTGAAGTTTGGGAATGTGACGAGTTGAATCAACTGTCCATAATAAACGTGCATCTTACCTGCGGGCCCAGCGGCAAGTGCAAAGGAGAAAGGTTTATAACTTTGCGGGATTCGCGGTGGTGCAACGAAGTTTGGATTTACCAAGCAAGGAATGTTCATCGCCTGTTGCTTGTGTGTCACAGGCTGACTAAGCGACAAATCTTTGTGTTCGATGAATGGACTTTCATCGAGTCGTGAGACAAACGGACGATTATGATCTGGTTTGATCATGGTGGCAGAACTCCGGACCAATTAGAAGCTGTTGGTTGTGCATCTTCGACAGGCGGATAGACCTTATATTTCTTCTTGATAAATCCACCTTTGTAAGGTTGCACCTGTGTCATGTCGATGACGAAATCCGGCCAGTCAGTTGGCGTAGTCGCGGGAACATCAAAGATCGCATATGCCGGTAACCAAACAGGACTATCATCGCCAGAGTAGGTTGTGATCGCTCCACGACCGTGAAGTGAAGGTAGTTCGGTGATGTTATAGAAAGGACAATTAAGTTGAATCGACCTTGGAAGCATTGGAGTCGGGATATCCACACTCGGTGCACCGACCTCGAAACTTTCAGTGACGTCTGCTTTACAAGGACCAGAGTAATGTGGTTTTGAATACACCGGAAAACCAAATTCATGTGCACCACCCTCGACGAGCGGCCAAATGTCAACATAGAGTTTCTTCAAAACTGCAGGCCAGTCATAGTTGATCGTGGTTGAGTATGCAAGTGAGAAACCCGAGAAAACTTCCGTATTTTTAATCCACCAACCACATTTGAGTGGTGTGTAATTAATATACGTCATTGTCGTACTGACGACGCCTATTGATGAAGCGGCGAAAGTTTTCGTCAACAAGCGCTTGAGGATAATAAACTGATGCAACACTTCATCCCAGACCGAACCTTCCTGTTCGAGAAGATAGGGATTTTTGATCGTCGTCATCAATCCGTGAACCTCGTCGATCGGTTCGATATTGCATGACCAGATCACTGTTCCGCCTGAGTCAGTCTCGAGATTACTCGCGATCGGAACGACCTTTTTGCAAACTGTTGCTGAGCAAATAAACTCATGAATGTCTTGTTTCTTACAGCAAACTTCGTTAAAAACCGGTGCGCTGGGCGTGTCAAAAAATCCCGGTGCAAAATGCGCAACGAGGTATGACTGCGTCATGTTGTGACGATTCTCAATATTCGCAAAAACTCCATACGGCAAAGGATGTGTAAGTTGCGAGCCATTTGCCACTTTCCATTCCATTGTCGTCATCGTCGTCAGAAGCCCTTCGACGTAAGTCTGTCCAATCATCACCGGGCCCATGAGGGTACCGACGAGTTGTTGGGTGAGGATATTCTGTGCGATGTTAATTTGAAAAGACATACTTAAAGATCGTGATAGATATCGCCATCAGTGGCATAAGCATCATTAACAATCAATGCGTCAAGTGCTTTGTCTCGGGCACTGTCAGGCGGCCCGAGCGTTCCTTCTTGTCGCGGAACAAACTTGAGTAACATGTGATTTAACTCGCAAATCACTGCCCATTGCAGGTACTCAAATCCACGTTCGAGAAACCAATTAAACACCACAGGCGTTACTGCTTGCGTCAAAATAGGTTGCCCCGCACCACGAACCATTGTCCAATCAGTCAAACCAATAGGCGAGGATTCCGTGCTAGATTTATACGCACTGTATTGTCCCAAACTTGACATCGGATTGATCCGCCACGCACCCAAAGTATAGCTAATATTTGCCGCCGCTGAACCTTGTGTTCCTCGCGACCACGCAGCATATTCATTCAGTGAAACAACTACCGCGCAATCTCCAGTGATATCAGGCGACAAGAGTCCACCAATATAAATTCCCGTTGTAGCAACTTCCGCAGTAAACTCTTCCAACCACACACTCCCCGTTATCGCAAGTGACAACGTCACACTGACTGCTTGTCGCTCCATCGTCAACTGCCTTCCACTCACCACCGCAATATATCCCTCTTGATACGTGTGCTTTCCTAAATCTTGTTGCTTGAACAATTGGATCGATTTCGTCTTCTGACTAACGATCTTCACCGGATACATCGTGCCATCCGTGTTGACTACAAAAACCTCTCGAAGCGTCTTAAAGCTCCGAAAATCTGTCCCTCCCACTTCATCCACCGCAATGTGGTCGAGGTCCACTGACCCGCCAACCACTAAAGTAGCGTAGCCAGTCATGATACTAATCCCAAAATCATGTCGCATTTCAGCTTGACGACGTGCATTATTCGCGGCGACCAAAATCGCGCTGTCAATTTCCGCCATCAGTGCATTAGTGTCACCCGCTTGTCCCGGCCATGCATTCACGAGATTCGTGTTGCTGGTGAGATAGCGTTTAACCTGCGATTTAAGATCTTCGAACGTTTTCATGACTGGCTAAACTAGATTCCTACTTACTCCGCTCCACCCATCCCTTGGCCGCCAAGTTCACCAAACGGCTTATGAGTCGAGGTTTCCTTGGTCAGCACATTCGTAGGCATGTCGTGATCGGGCGTAGTGCGGGCGGAAGTATTCTGCAACCCCGGAGAGTCACATGCACATACACCCTTCTGACTATTCCCTTGGCCAATTGGATTGGCACGCAGACTTTTTGCATCAGCCATAATGTTTTGTTTCTTGTTGTTTGTTGTTTAATCCCACTACCTTACGTCGCCGAGAACGTCTTCAGGTTTTGGAAATACATACACGACTCTGGGAACCGAAGTTCCAGACCAGCTTCCGTCATCCACTCGTCCTTGCGGCCGTCGTAGTCATTCGCCTGACGGTTGGTGAGCAACGTGGTATCGCTATCGTTCAGCGGGCGATGTTTCAGATTCTGCACGTCCAACAGCAACCCGTTGTAACGGAGTGCCGCCTGCCGCGAGAACAACGGATGCGTCTTGAAGTGAATAGTCCCGAATGGAGTTTCCCAAGAAACCACATTCATACCATACACGGTCTGCACACTGAACTGTTTCTGCAGTTGCGCTTTCCCTTCCAGATACGCATTGAACGCACCAAGAATACCACTCCCGCAAAGGAACAGTTTCTCGAACGCCTTGTCATTCGTCACGCGGAACGCACGTTCAAGGTACGTATTCATCGTCGACCAAACGATATTACCTGCCGTTGACAAGATAATCCGCTTGTTGTCGTTCGCATTGTCCGTAACCGCCGCGGTACCAGTACCGCCACGATAGATCGAATCCGCGGCTTCCCACTGCTTCAGATACCATGTGACACCACCAGTCTGACGACGTGGCACAGTCTCGCCGTTCTCCACGACATTGTCTGTGCGCTTCGACCCGAACAAGAACGCCATCTCTATGTCAACCATATGATTCCGACAGGCTTCTTCCGCAGACTCGCGATAGATACCAGTCTTGTCGAAGTTGGTCGGAACCTTCATTGCCGTACGTGTGAAACTCATCCCGTTACGAAAGATCTGCGTAAAGTTATGCGGATTCACTGGAAGAAGCGTCCGACCCGAAGTCGTACTCGCACCTTCACCAACCGCATTACCTGCACAAATCACATCGCAACCCGTCGCACCATTCGGCATCGCCGTGTCCGTATTCACCAAACGCACTGTACTCTCCGAGCATTGGAACTTAATCGAACCAGTCGCAACCGCAGTCACAACACCCTTCAGCTCAGCATAAGTCGTCGCCGCTCCATAGATCGACAAACTCGGGAACCACACCTGCTGACGCACTTGGAACATGCTCGAATCCGCCACAAGCACGATAAACTCCGTACCCGCAACAAACGTCGCATCAGCCAACGCACCACCAACAGCAGTTTGGAACGGCGCAGCACCAGACGCAATCGTCGTCTGCGGCGTTTCAAAGCGCTTCTCCCACCAGCCAAAGTCGAACGAATCCGTTTCTTCGCTGTCCATCAAACTCAGCAATCCCGTCAACGGGAACTGGCCGACCGGGAAATCATGAAAGATTCGCCGGCGATTATTACGATTGTGGAAGGCTTGATCTGTAAAAGTCTTACCACTGACTAAACCCAATATTGCATGGTCCATATTTCTTTGTTTCTTTGTTTCTTTTGTTAACTAACTTCGCAACTTAACGTTGCCAGAAGGCAGCAAGTTTACCTCTCTCGCCATTCACTGGCGCATTCGGTTTCCCACCACCACCAACACCACCCATATTAGTACTAGCCATGCCGGGTTTCCCGCCAGAGCCGCCACTGGTTTTCAACGAAAATTGTGGATTAACCCCTTGCAGGATCTTCTCCGCAATCTTCGCCACTTTCTCGTAAGCCTCGTCTTTCGACTTAGGCTTGAAATTCTGCTGCGCGAGGTTCGCAATCACCGCATCAACCAACTCAGTCTGCCCATTCAACGCAGGATACTTTGTAACAAATTCCTTCATCACATTCTTCGCTTGCCGCTGTTGCGCATACTGCACCGCCGGTGCCAACTCAGCCCGCATCTTCTGTGTCTCCTGCGCCACCACCAACTGCGACGCACGAAACGCCTGCTGCATAATCCCATCCCGCATATCCTCGAAGATCTTCTTCTTCTGCGCAGGTGTTGCATCAGCGTCCGTCAACGCATTAAGCCCATTAATGAAACCTTCATTCGGATCCCAAATGGCATAGTGCTCAGCAAGTTGCTGAGGCGTCATTTGCGGTGCAGGTTGCGAGGAGGCGTGTGCTTGGAGTTGCGTTGCAACAGCTTCGGAAACTGCAGTCGCAAGAGAGGTTGGATCGAATGCGGGCGATTTTGTGGTTGACGCATCATCGTCAGGCACTTTGACAATCACATTGCCATCGGCATTGAGATTGGAGGAGTCGTCGATGATTTCGTCATCGTCTAGGTCGTCGAGGTTCATATCTAGGATTCGTTTTGTGTTGTTTGCAGATCACGCAGTTGTTGTTCGAGTTCGAGTTCGAGAACTTCAAACCATCCGATTTGCAGTCTCGCACTTCGAGCTTCACCTATCCACCCTTCGCGTGCATAAAGGGTTTCTGGTCCTTTGAGATCGACCTCGAGAATGTTCTCGATCGTCGAGTCAATGAGAGTTTGAAAGTGGTCTTTCCAGTGTTGATAGAGAGACGTCTTTTTGAAATCATACAGTTCCTGCTGGAGCCGGCGCATTTGGTCCTTGTCCAGATCCGCCTGCACCCTGACCACTTGAGAGTTGTTGGACATATTGTTGTATTGCTTGTTGAACTTGTTGTTGGACGATCTGTGCTACGGCGTTTTGCAAAGTCTGAGGATCTTTGGAAAGTGCAAATTGTGAGATTGCACCGACACCGAGGAGTTCGTAAATGTTTTCGAGGATGAGTTTCGGAGAGATGTCGAGATTGACAAGACCTTGCGGACCGAGTGCAAGAACTTCTTGGAACAGTTCTTTGAGAGTTTGTGCGAGGTAGGCTTTCTCACTTGCAAGTGTGCCATCATAAACAAAGAAATCAGTTTGCCGAGCAAGGGTCGCGGAATCTGCGAGAAAAGCCGCGATCAACTCAGGCTTTTGCGCGTATTCTTGCCCGGCAATTTGAATCACATCTTCGGGAGTTAAACCTTGACGAAGATTCAAAAGCATCTTATATCCGCTTGCTGCCACCGAAGCGTCCCAGATCGCAAGTGCGGTGCCTTTAAGACGGGCTGCTGCACCTTGCGTGACAACACGTGCTTCAGTCGCCGAACGCCGTCCCGCATTATACTGGCCTTGTGCATTTTCATTCACACCAGACACTGTGTCCATAAAACCATGAATTCCGGAAATATCTTCCATGTGCCGTGCGGTAACGTCTTGAACCTCAAGCTGTTTAATATAACGATCAACGCCCGTGCGAGCCGCACCTTTCTTTAACAAAATCACCCGCGAGCGATTCGTGATCGTGGCCATTTCCACACCGAGAGGATCGACAACAAGTTGATTATCAATCGTACGAGTCACGCTTTCAACCCGCGCATTCATAAACCAATCAGCAGTTTCCTGCAGGCGGTCAAGAATCTCCGGAAGCGATTGACCAACAAACTCATGCGAGTCTTCGTCATATTGCGCGACCTCGTATGTAAACTCACCGTGCAAGTAACCCATAGGTTCGCAGCGAACGATACGAGAACTATTCGTCATCCAAACCAAAAACAAGACTGGAAACTTTTCCTCTCCCATCGGAGTTCCGTCAACCAACAAAAAATCACACGGCGTGAGTTTGATCTGCACTTCCGTCAACCGCACAATATTCGGAGTCTTTTCCGGATTGTCCCAATTGAGCTGCGAACGTTTCAAATAAGGCGCAAACGAATATGAAAGATTCGTCGGCATTGGAGTGATAAATTCCACGCCAGCGACCTTCTTTTCATTCTCCATACGCAGCAACTCTCCACGCGAGTAATCGCACTCGTCGGCGCAAAACTCACCCTTCTGAAAATCAACCAACGTATATCGCGGATCAGGCAAGAAGTTATATGGACTCGTCGCAGTTACCTTGTTCCCCTTCCGCTTGCAAACCTTATCCACCGTCTTAGACGTCCCAGCCTTCCACGGAATCCCGAAGATCGTCTTTGTCTCACTCGTCTCCTTCGGAACATACACATAATCCTCTTCCCACGAATGCTTGAGAATACCGACACCAAACTTCGCAATATCTTTAACATGCTGTCGGAGTACGCGCGTAAATCCATTGGTTCGTATATCATAGTTAAGCATCTTCTCTGCCAGAATCCGATAGTCCTGATCTTCACCACCTTGCGGCTCGAGTTCAAACACACCGGGTCGCTGCGTGTACAACGACATAACAAAACTCTGGAACGTATTAACCTTCGCATACGTAAAGGGTAACACCTGCTTTTCTGGCCGTCCCTCCTCCTTCGCCTTTCGATCTTGTTTATCCTGAGCACGTGTTGATTTATATGTATTATGCCGCAAATCCCAACCATCAAAATACGTACTCATCTTCGTACGCGAACGATTGATCCGTGTCCGACAATGCTCCAACAAACGAACGTGAAAGTCCGTCATCGTCTGTTGATTCAATTCATTAAAAATTCTATCGTCCATTTTGTGGTATAGTAAATTTGCTATGTTGCGGAACGCCATTCGAAATATACATATACTCCGCGTCAGAATCAGGTTTTACATAATCTAACCCCTCAAGCACAAGTCGATACAAATTCTCCATCATATGATCATGCTTATCAATCGGCTTATTCGGCCTCGCGGGATTCCACGTATAATGATCAAACTCCCACCTCGTCTCTTGCAAATGTTCGCCAAACAAAATCTTACGCGACTTCACACCCAACGGACTCGTGAGCGTCTCATTCAATGCAGTCTGCGTGGTAATGATCCCGCGGCTCAAATCCTTACTGGCCTTTTCAACGAATACACCTCCTTCTATTAAAACGTCGGCCATAACGCTCTGATCTATATTCGAGGGAATATAAGCCGCAGGATCACAAAGATTAATATGCACATAACGACCCGCCGTAATCTCATGAATCGCTTCACACAACTGCTGTGCACTCAACTTCCGAAAAATCTCAGCGAAGAAATACACAATCCCCTCCGGACTCGTCGCTGCAAACAACACGGCATGAGGAACCTGAGGATGTGGATCTATTGCGAGTCGAATCGTATAGTTCTCCGGAGGCGTCATTGGCCCCTCCCATCCACTTGGCGTCCCTCTATACAACGAGTCCGAAGGGTGAAACTCCTTATAAACTAACCCAGAAAGCGCGAGTGGAATTCCTTGAATTCGACACCCTTTCTCCGCGTCTGTCAGATTATCCATAAACATATCGATCGCCTCGACCGGATTATACGGATTATCAAATGACGTCCCAACACACATCCAGTGATTCAAGTCCTTCTTAATCACCTCACCACTATTCAACCGAAACTGATCTCTCGGTACAAACATATCATTGATCCACGGATGATTGATCGGCGTGCACGTAAACCACGCACTTCCATTTCTGTCAATCAAACCACGACTATTCGCCACCCACATATCCTTCGGACACGGCTCATCAATATGAATCCAATCCCAGTCCGAACTCTCCTGTCCCATCGGATTCGCCTGATACGACTTCACCGTATCCATCACGATCGTACTCTCACCGCCCCATATATTCATCACCGTGATCTCCGCGATCATCCCAGAGTTATGCCGATTAAACTTAACAATCTTATCCTTCGGCAAAAACTTGAACAACTTCCCTTGACCGACACCCTTTACAGGATTGGTGAAAATTTCGTGCACCTTATCCCAGTCAGCGACAATAATCAATCCCTTGGTGCTATGCTGCGGAATCCCAACGTGCCGTCGAGGATCACCTTTCTTGTACCAAGGACGTTCTCCCAACGCCCATGCACAATCCTCGGCGGCACCCATCGTAGACTTTCCAAATCGATTCCCCGTCCTCACATACCGTCGCTTAATCGCCCCAGCCTCGTGAAACTCGCACTGCTTTTTATGCGGCTCATAAAACAACAGACCAAAATCCGTCTTGAGTTGCTCCAAGCGCCTCAAATCACGGATACTTTCAATCTGTTGTAATGCGGAAACCATACTTGTTAAGCGCCTTAATAGGACTATCTCGAATGCAGAGGTTGAAGATCATATGTCACGCCGTCGATTATTGCCGGAATGCCAACGTAGAGTTCGTAAAACACCACCGGGCGGTCTTCACCACCAGTGCGTGAGTTTGGATTGACGCCAAGTCGCCGTGCCAGTGCCGCAGAACCTTCACCGTCTTTGGTTGCTGGTCCGAGATCTGCGCATACGGCATCGCATGAGAGTTTGTTTTTAAGATGGGTAATGATGCATTTGCAACCAAGACCAATGCCTTTAACCTTCTCGAACAATCCGATAGGAGCGACAACGTAGGGGACAATCTGTGAGTTGATTGCGTGTCCATTGAAGTGGAGGGTTGTGTCAGGTTGCCAGCAAGGATCGTGATCGACGTTTGGTCCACCGTCGGAGTCAATGTCCATGTCCCCGATGAAACGAATTGCATCGTCAACGCAAAAAACGATCGAACCGTTGTCGAGTATCTTAAGCAGGCGACCGTGTCGCATGAGATCAATTCGTTCTTCGAGAGTCATGGTAGTTATTTTTTACGTTCTTGGCCAGTTTGAAGCGCCCAAAGCCACGCAGCCTTGGAGTAAAACTGTTGCTCTTCATCAAGCGTTAGAACTCCCTCCTTGAACTGGTATGGCACGTGGGGTTGGAGAATCACTGATAGTGGCGCCCGAAGAGCGGATGAGTTCACAGAGGCGGTTGCGGCCTTGCTCAAGCCGGTCGTATTCGAGCATGACAGACTGAGCAGTGTCAGGAGTGATACTAGCAGCCATGACCGCAAGTTCAGTATCTTGTTTGATAAGGTTTTCATTGTGGAGATAAACTGATTCTTTTGTCTTGAACTCGATGTTGACCGTGTATGCTTTTGCAAGAGCAATCACGGTTTCGAGAACAGTCGTAATAATTGCAGGTATCACGGCTTTGGGTTAGGTGCATCTGCCGCTTTGATCAACCCCCAGCCAATGGATAAACGAACTGCAACTGACGACCAATCAACGTGCTCACCCTGATAAAGCGAGAAGAGTGCAACGCAAATTGTACCGACAATGCAGACAACGCCGGCAGCAGTTGTTTTGTAGTGTTTCCAGTTCATTTCGCAGGCGGGTTGATCTTTGCCACTTGTTTTGCAACTTCAGCTTCGATCAGTGCTTGCACACTCGAAACGAGTACTTTGCCGATGGCAAGTGACGCACTCAACACTGCGGGATCGACAGATTTTGTAGTAATTTTCGTAGTCGAATCAGTCGAATTAACACAACTCGTAGTCACAACAGCGGCAAGAAGGATCATCAATTTTTGTTTCATCGTTTTTGTAGTTCAGATTTAATATCTCTCAATTCGGATTCAATGTGAGTGACTATTGGTTTCATATCCTCGAGACTCCGCTGATCGCGAAGATCATTTTCAGACACTGACTTGGTAAGATCTGCAAGAATACGTCCGTTTGAGGTCAGGACAGCTAAAATCTGTACGTCGCACTCGCGTTTTTCAGCAATCTGAACACCGATCAGAACGATACAAGCGGTGACAAAAATGCCATTATGCCCGAGAACATATGCAAGCAAACCCCACAAATTAGCAATTCGCGGTAGTTTTTGCATTTCTTCTTCGAGACGTTCTGTGTCGGTTTTAGACATATTAAAGTGGCGACGCAAAAATTGTCACTGTGTAACCTGTGGAAATACCCGCGTTTGTATCAACGTTCACAATCGCTTCATTCACAAGTGCACCATTGTAACTCGAAAGGTTCGTGCAGGCGTTACCATACCACATGGTGCCGAGAAGAATAGGAGTAGTTCCACTTAAAATGCAACAAGCACTTCCAGAATCTCCCACGATTCCAGTCTTACGCAAGTCTTTTTTACCTGCAAAAGTGTCAGGTGTAAAAGTAACCGTCGGAAAAGTGCTACTATAGAATTCGAGATTACGAAAATGAATTTGATCCATACTATTCGTGTAAGTATGACCATTCTCGATAAAAGTTTGTGTGTTATTTTGTCCACTTTCCCCCAACTGAATACAACAATTGGCGAATTGATCAATGAAAAACATCGCCGATCCGACAAAACAAGAGCAAGAAGATGCACCTTGAACCACATTGCGAACAAACCAATCACCCGCAATTTGTAATGGTGTTACCGAGTCAGGCAAGTCTGAATCCAACATGGCAACTACTACATCATTCATCGCATAACCGACACCAATAATCTTTCGCTCATGAACAATGCCAAATTTATCTAAAAACTTAAAACTTTGTCCAATCGCATAGCCACCCGACGTTGCACCCGGCGTAGGATATGAATACTGCCAATGGCGATTGCCAACCACGTGACGTTTAGTTATAGCCGCGCCACGATTGGCCGCTGACCACACACCAAAAAGCGTCGTTGCAAACGGAATGCCAGACAAATCGATATCACCTAAAACGCAGTTCATATTCCATTCTGGAATCGCTGCAACTAAAGGATCATTTGCAAAAAGTGTCGCATCTTTATCGGCTAACATTCGTCTAAAAAGATCGCTCGATAGTTTGTCCGAGTTACTTCCAGCCGTAAACTTATTCCAAAGGGTTAAAACAAACGCACCTGACGCTAGCGACGAGCTTATAACCACCGAACCACCAGATTGCGTCATACGGACGTTAAAACCACCACCACTTCCAACAATGATGATTTTATCTCCATTAGTCGTTGCTGTCGCTGGTGTGATCGAATCCAACGTAAAAGGTTTTGCAGCATCTTTTGGAAGCACTTGAATTTGCTCTGTTCCACCTGCAGTTGTCAACTGTTTGAACTCGGACTCACCAATCGTTGGACCACTTGTAGTCACTGTATCCACAGTTACAACATATCGAACCAGATCAAACTGCGGCACAGAAACCACAGCACCTGTGATTTTTG